CAGAGTTTTCAAATACACCGTAAGATGTACCACCAGCTCCGTAAGAATTTTGCTGTGCTAACATATTGTCAAACAATAATTCAGTTTTTCTGTCTAAGAATAACATATTCTCTTCAATAGCTCCTTGGCTGTCTAATAATTGTAATACAGAATCAAAGTCTTGTAAAGATCCAGCATAACCAGAAAGTACGTTACCACCGTTGTTGATAGCAGCAAATAAACCTTCAGTACCGATCTGACCAGCGCCAGCACCAGCTAAGAAAGTTAAAGCAGCATCAGCACTAATTGTACCCGCTTGAGCAGGAGTAGCTAACTCACCTTCAATCATTGCCATTTCTAAATAATCTTCAAATCTTAATCTAGTTTCACCTTCAGCCTTTAAATACCATAAGTATCCAGAGTTACCATCTTCAGTAGCTACTTCAACCCAGCCGATTTGTGCTGTATCAGAACCAGATACTGCATATCTATCTCTGATGATAATTGGTTTGTTACTAAATACAGTTAACTGAGGCTCAATAGATTGACCAGAGTCATTGTTTAATGTAGAACCTTTACCAAATTCAGATCCGTAAACGAATACTTTTAATCCAGCTTTTGGAACAGCAGTTGCGTTAACAGCCGCTCTTGTATAAGGTATTACATCAAAGTTACCACCATTGTTTCCTGCAATACCACCGTTTGCACCTGATGCAGTAACGATAGCTTTTACAGTAAATGAAGGATCAGCAGGATCCATGATAACTACAGTTTGGCTTGGGAAAATTACGTTTCTAATTGTTCCTTGACCAGCAGCTGGAGATGCGTTAGCAATAGTTAATCTATTACCACCTTGTGCACCACCTACAGCTTGACAGCTTACATTGTCATAAGAGATATGTAATCTGTTTTGCTCAGACCAAATTACTTGGTCAGACATCATTGGCATTTCAGCGCCAACCATTCTTAAGAAGCCTCCAATCGTTCTGTTTCCATAACGCTCTACCTCGGCTTCATAAATTTCAGGTAGATATTGTTGCGCGAAATCATTACCTCCACCGTCAGCAAAGTTTAAGTAGTTGTCTACTAAAGTTTGTTTCTTAGGCGATGGTATAAGACTTCCGAACTGAGGACTTAATACACCCATTTTAAATAGTTTTAATTGTTAAATTTACTTTTTTTAATTCTCAATTTTGAACTATCTACACCGTCTATAGCACGAACTTTTAAACCTCCGATAAATATATCTTGTCCACCAGTTTGTCTAGCTTCATTAGATATATTTTTAGAACCGTCTACAACAGTTTTTATACCGTCTGATTTACCTTGCTCGTAAAAATGATTTACTATTTTATCTATATTCTGTGCAGCATACATAGCTTTGTGATAACCTTTCGTATCCGAAACATTGCCTTCATTGTCCAAGAACCTCTTGACGAAGTTGTTTAAATTTGATTGATTTTCTGCAACATCTTTTGGATTTTTAACACCATATCTAAATTTTTTATCACCGACTTCGAAATCAAAACCTTTGAATTCATCAGAGAAATATTCTTTAGTGTTGTTAATAAATCTTTCGTGCTGTTGCGTTGCTATTTCTTGTTCTTGATTGTAGCGATTAAAAAAGTCCATAGCCTTTTGTTGTTCTTGAGTTATTCCAGGTCTTAGTTTTATTTCATCATAATACTTGGATTTCAAGTCTTCCAAATGGTTACGTGCTTCTGCAACCGCCTCTTTTTTAGCGAGTTGTTTTTTTCTGATGTCTCGCTCTTCATCAACGTCCTCATCATACTTAAATTGATCTTCCATTACAAATGAAATTTCATCGTTAGTAAGATGTGGCTTAGTATTTTTATAGTATTCTCTAAGTAAAGCTTCATCATCAACATTAGAATAATCATGATTTAACCTTACATAGTCTTGAACAGTGCCACCTGTTTCTTCCATAAAAGATACAAGTTTTTCAATGTTTTCAGGTAGTTGTCTACCTAATACTTGTTCGTCTCTTTTAGCTTCAGCTATTTTCTGTTCTACTTTTTTTACTTGTTCTTGTTCTTCTTTATTAAGTTCGACAATAGGCGATTCGGACTTTTGTACTTCATCTGTATTGCTGACCCGTACTTCTCCGTCCACTTTCTTGCTAGCTTCGGGTTTGTCGCCCACAGGTACCTCCTTTGTTTCTCCGATTTGAATGGCATTGTCTTCTTTTTTAATTTCTACTTTAGTTGGTTCTTCTACTTTTTTAGACAAATCAACTTTTACTGGTTCATCTTTTTTAGTAGAAAACTTTTTTGGTTTTGATTTAATTTTCATATCTCCACCTTCTGATTTGACTGTTTCAGTCACCTCAGGCTTTTTTGTTTCTTTTTCTGACATAATAAAATATTATAAAATTGGTTAATTAGTATTTACATACTTTGTTTTTTCTCAAAATCTATAGGCATTAGATCATTATTTCTTTGATCTATCATTTCACTTTGTTGTGTACCTTCCATTCGAGTTCTCTTATCTTTACGATCTTCAATAAAAGATTCTTTTTCTTTCATAGCATCAACTTCCATCTTCTTTAATTCCATATCAAATATGTGTTGTTGCTGCATTTTTTGTTGTTCAAGTTTAGCTTGATACTCCATTTTTTGTATAGCCATTTGATTTTTAGCTTGTTCATATTGAACATTAGAAGCTGTAAGTGCTTGTTGCTTCTGCATTTCTGCCTCTGCAATAGCTTGAGCTGAAGCAGCTTTTGCTTGCTCTTGTTGTTGAGCCATTTGCATCTGCATTTGTTGCTCACGCTCTTGTTTTTTCTTACGCTTTTGCTTTAATACATCATTAGCAAGTTTTAAATTTTTTATTCTTCGTATATCAATAGCATCTTCTAAATCAATACCTCCTTGCTGAATAGCCATTTGTATGTTTTGCTCTAACTGAGCTTTTTCTTCTTCATCTGGTTCTAATTCTAAATATATACCAAAATCATGTAATGGTAAATTTTGTATTTCAGATAATGTAGCTGTATTGTATGTAGATATAGAACTTTTTAATGAATTTAATGTTAGCGGGTTTCTTAATGAATCAGCTATTTTTAAAGATATATTTTCACATGTTCTAAGTGCTAACCATAAACTAGCTTGCATTACATGTCTAGTCGCTGTGTTAGACGCGTTTACAGCCATTTTTTGTAAACCTACTAATGTATCTTTTTCTGGCATACTACCATCTCTTGCTTCATTTAATCCTGTACAGTCTCTAATTAACTGTAAATAATATTGATAAGTTTGAATTAAACTAGCTATTTTACCTTGACCACTAGAAGTTTGTAATTCTTGTATAGGTACTTTACCAGGATTCATATCTCCTTCTTGAGTTAATGATCTACCTACAATACTACCAGTTTGAAAATACATATTTAATGCTTCAGCTGGATTATAATTAGTACCATTACCAAGATCAACCTCTGCAAGACCGTCCATATCTAAGAACACACCGTCTGGAACTGTTCTGGATATAACTTGTTGTAGTTTTAAATGTGTTATTTGAATCATGTCAGCAAAACCTGTTATTTTACTAACAATAGATTCTATTCTACTTTTATACATACGTGGTGCGCATAAAGTATAACTCATTTCTACTTTAGTAGTATCAGCAAAAGGTCTTGTCATATTTTCAGACAATTCCCATTTAATCAACTGATTATTACCTAAAATTTTTACACCTTCATATAGAACTTCTATTTTCCTAGCAACTCTTTCAAAATTATCATTAGGCGGAGGATTAAAAGTATCTGGCTTTTCTAATGCTTTTTCTAAACCTGTATCAGTTTCTTTTATTTTAAATACTTGCTCATTATAAGTTTTATATTCAAAAAATAAAACAGAAATAGTATTAGGATCATATGCTTTCCAACCATAAAGATTTTCTTTTTGATAACCTTTTGTTTGTTCTATCTTTTTTAATTCTTCTTGTGTTAAGTAAGGAAACTGTTTAGCTATTTCAGGAATAGTTAATTGTTTTACTTCACCAACATAATATATATCTTCAAAATGTGGATCTTCTGTATAAGAATATATTAAATTAGCTGGATCAACATATTTTATATTAACACCATTTGATGGATTAAATGCTGTTTTACAAGCACCAATACCTAGTGTAACTAAATCATAGTTAAATCTTTTCTTAATATTATCAAACCTGTTTCTTTCTAATGTATTATTTATTACCTCTTCTTCTGCTATTTCTACACTTTGTTTATAGCTCAACTGCATATGAATATCTAATTCTTCTTCATTTTCTGGTAATTTGTTTTTATCAGTTTGAAATTTATCTACACCTAAAGTACTTTCTAAATTATTTAAAAAAGGTTTAGCCATCATATCTGTTAATATAGCATCAGCGTATGCAGTTCGCTTTTTTAAAGAAGTTGGATCTTGAGCATAAGCTTTTATTTCATAATGCTTATTGTTCATACCGTTAGCTACTATATCTACAAATTTTGAGACAACTGGTACTGGTTTCCAGTCTAAATTTAAATAAGATAAATCGCCATTTATAGCTAATTCATCTTTATATTTTTGTACAGGTTGTTCACCTCTTGCATATAATCTTAATGTATGAAACCTATTAAATGAAGTAGCAAATCTAGTACCATTACCGCCTTGTTGCCACCATTCACCTTCTATAGCCTGTGCAACTTGTCTTCCATATTCTTCTGAAGATTTTTCAGCATCAGAGACTGTTTGGCTAGGAAAAGCACTGTTTGGATTTGCGTATATATTCATTTACTTAATTATTTTTGATAACGAACCTCGATTATCATATTTTTTAATTCCTAAATCTATTGGCTCTCGTTTTCTTCTACTAACAGGAGCATATCTATTTTTATTACAAGCCATTAAAGCTAAACCAGAACTTATAGAAGCATCATGAGTTGTTCTATTGTTTATATCAAAAGCAGCCCAGTCTTCAAGTGTGCGTTGAAAATAAACGTCACCATAAGAATCACCATTAAATCCTACAGCTGTTTCAATATAAGATTCTATAGCAGCTGCATGAGCTTGTTTTATATCTTCACTAGAATTAGGTATACCACCTATTTCTTTTTCAGTTACAGATAATTTATTCCATCTTTTATCTGGTCTATTCATTGAAAAACCTCTATATCCTCTTCTTTTGAAGTGATATAATAATCTTGGTTTATTGTTTTCTGCTAGTATTGGCATACCGTAAAACACACAAGCCATTAAAACATCTTCAAAAAATATTTCTGCTGTTTGTGGTCTTGCTATATATTCTAAGAAAAAATGATCAGCTGGCGCGTTTTCCATGCTAAACTTAGTTAATCCATGTAAAGAACCATTAGAACCTCTTTTATCTACTGTACCTGATATATCATAAGGATCACAACCAAAAGCACCTATATGTTCATTACCAGGATATTTAATACCATTTT